ATGCCTGTACTCCGACAGCTTAAAGAGTTTAAGGAGATAGCAAAGGCGGAAACGCCAGAACTTAAGTACATCCTAGAACAGATTGAGCGTACTCTTAACAATATGTTTATAGAAACATCGGATGAATACGGTATTAAGCGTTTTGAGGATATGATGGGTATTTACCCAGAGGCAGGGGCAAGCCTAGAAACAAGGCGTTTTAATGTGCTGGTTAAGTGGAATGATAAAGTACCTTACACAGAGAAAGAGCTTTATAACAGGCTTATTAGTATCTGTGGAGATGATAACTTTAGCGTAAATCCAGATTATAAAAACTATTTTTTAGAGGTTATAACTCATTTAGGGATAGAAGGGGCGTTTGATACGATCTCCTCTATTTTGCAGGATATGATCCCCTGTAATATTGTGCTGGATCTTAAAAACACTCTGGAGGAGGGAAATACAACTCCTTTTAGTGTGGCGGTAGTATCCTGTGTAGCTATGAGGTATCAGATCACAAATGATATTAACCCTAAGGTATCTACAGAGAGCCCTATGTACTATGGTGTGGGCTTAGGCAGAGCCGGTACTCACATTATCACTCACGATATAAAGAGTACTGTAAATCAGAGCTCAGATCTCAGTGTAGCACAGGCATTATCTACAGGAGGCTCCTCTGGAGCTATCACAATGGATATAGCTGTAAAGGATGAGGTAGAAAGCCCTCATTATGAGGGAGTAGGCGTTGGAATGGCGTTTACAAAGATCATTACCCACGATATTAACAGCAAAGCAACTAACAGCGGTAATACTACTGTAGCAAGCCCTGTAAACACAGCTACAGTTATTACAATAAATTAAAGAAAAGGAGTGTGATAAAATGGGTGCTTTTAAGAGTGCAGTAATCACAAAAAAAGGACAGGAACTCTTAGCAAAAGTGGTAGCAGGTACTACTAAGCTGGAGTTTACTAAGATCAAGGTATCCGATACTAAGTTATCTGGGGATCTGGCAAGTATGACAGGTATCGGTACTATCAAACAGGAGGAAAAGGTAGCCTCTGTAGTGAGAAAGAATGGATCTAATGTTACAGTGTCCGCTAGTTTCTCTAATCAGACTTTAGGGCAGGGTTATTATGTAAGAAACTTAGGACTTTATGCAAATGATCCACAGGCTGGAGAGATCCTCTACAGTATCTCAGTAGCAGATGAGAGTACCGCTACAGCGGATTATATGCCTCCATTTAATGGTATCGGTGTAAGCTCCCTTATGGTGGATCTTGTAACAGCGGTATCTAATGCCTCTAGCGTAAAGGTAAATGTAGATCCTACCGCTGGAGCCACAGTAGCCCAGATCGTTAATTTACAGGAGCAGATTGACGATGTTAAGAGCTTTGTAGGCTATGAGAGCTCCGATGTATACGGTGTGGAGATTGATTTTCCTAATAGGCGGTTTACCAGAATTGCAGGAGCAGAAAATCTTACCGCTGGAGCTGATTTTGATAAGCTCAATCCGTGGGGCGGTAGAAAGAGATGTATCTTAGCTGATGATGGTACAGTACTTGCATACAGAGGAGAAACAGGATACACAGAGGCAGGAGCTACTACTGTAGAGCTTAAAAAGACAGTAGACGGAGCAGAAAAAACCTATGCTAGTGGTACTAAGGTACAGGTAATGGTAGAACAGCCTGTATTTTATGTTAAGGCTGTACCTGTAAGCTCTAAGAACGCCACCAGCGGTAAGGGTAAGCAGTACACTAAGGGTAGATTTTATATCAGCCCTACACCTAAGGCAGGATTTACAGCTCCTAGAGCTTTTTACGATAATCACGGTATCGTACAGGATAAGATCTATCTCTCAGCGTTTGAGGGCTGTATTTATGATACAGATGCTAAAAAGTATCTTACAGCGGATGAGCAGGTAGCGGATTTTGCTACAGATATGCTCTCATCTATTGCAGGAGTTAAGCCAGCCAGTGGACTTACACAGAACCTCACAAGAGCGAATGTGAGAAAGCTCTGTGCTAACAGAGGTGCAGGCTGGGAAAGTCATAGTATTTTTGCTATGGCGGTTACAGAGTGGCTCCTTATGATTGAGTATGCTAGTTTAGATGCTCAGCGTAAAGTAGGTAGAGGCGTTTGTGATTTTACCGATGATGGTAAAACTAACATGGCGATAAATACTGGAGCTACCTCTGGATTAGGTAATGGATCTGGTATTGATCCTAACGGTGGCGTAGATGGTAAGTGTTCAGTATCTTACAGAGGCGAGGAAAACCTCTGGGGAAATATCTGGACTTGGTTGGATAAGGTAAATATCTTAGCTAAAGGACAGAATGAGGTATTTGTGCATGAGATCGGAGCTACAGTAGCAGATGATACTACCACAGGATACAAGAGCTTAGGCTATCACTGGAGCCATAGTAACGGTTATCAAAGTGCCTTTGGTATTGATCCAGATCATCCAGAGTTACTTATCCCTACAGAGGCTAGTGGATCGGATGTATTTACAGGTAACTATGTATGGCAGAACTACACCTACAACGGTTTCTTTATTGCTATATTGGGCGGTAGGTGGAATGATGGCTCTTATTGCGGTTTCAATCTGAGTGGTGATAGTACCTCTGGTTATCGCTATCGTTATATCGGCGGTCGCTTGCTGTATGTGCCTCAAACAAAGGTTGCATAAATCTTTGAGGAAAATAAATTAAATCAAAATGGGTAATAGGAGGAGCTGGAAAGCTCTTTTTTATTACCCATTTTGTCGGTAGCTGATAAGGTTTCTTAATTACTAAATTAGGCAGTAAATGGAATAATGGCTCTAATTGCAGTTTCAATCTGAATGGTAATAATACCTCTGGTAATCGCAATCGTAATATCAGCAGTCACTTACTATATGTGCATATAAAAATAAAAGAAAATCAGAGAAATACGTGTTCACTGTGACACTTATTTTACATTAAGTGAGTAACAGCTACCGTGGCTCTTGCCAAAACATAAAACTCCTCTATGAGGAGCGGTAAAAAATAGCTAAGAGGGTGCTTATGTGCGGAGAGATCCGTAAACCATGTTAGCCTAGCAAGCTAAGAACTGATTGTTATGTGAACGATAGCACAGGGGTACTACAACAGGTAGTTAGCTCCCTCTTATGCACATACAAAAATTTATGATAAGGTGGGTGCCAAAACACTATGAAAGATACTGGAGATTTATTTTCTAAGATATGTGATATGGATAATCTTAGAAAAGCCCACAAGAACGCAAGGAGAGGTAAAGGGTGGTATGCAGAGGTAAAGTTTATAGAGAAAGATCTGGATCATTACCTAAAGAGACTACAGGAAAATTTAATAGAACACAGGTATCATACCTCCGACTATGAAACTTTTGTAAGAAAAGAGGGAAATAAGGAGAGGGAGATTTATAAGTTACCGTACTATCCAGACCGTATATGTCAATGGGCTATCTTACAGGTTATAGAGCCCTACTTACTTAATTCCATGACAAAAGATACCTATAGTGCAATCCCTAACAGAGGGATCCAGCCTATTATCAATCAATTACGAGGGTATAAGAAAAAGATTAAGAAAGATGGAAAAGTAGTGGCGGAGAAGTGGATACCCAGTATTTTAGTATCGGATCCAGAGGCTACAAAGTATTGTTTAAAGCTGGATGTAAGAAAATATTATCCCAGCATTGTACACGATGTACTAAAGGCTAAGTATAGAGAGCTCTTTAAGGATGAGGAGCTTATCTGGTTAATGGATGAGATCATAGATAGTATTAGTACTTGTCCAGCCACAGAGGAAAATATAGAGATCCTCCAGAGGCTAGGTGTGGCGGTAAATATTATCATAGACGATAACGGTAGAGAATTTGTGGATGGCGTAGGTATTCCTATTGGAAACTATGTTAGCCAGTATGACGGTAATTTTAATCTATCTGTAGTAGATCACTGGCTCAAAGAGGTTAAGGGCGTTAAGTACTACTTTAGATACATGGATGATATGGTTATTTTCGGTAGCAGTAAAGAGGAATTACACAAACTCAAAAGAGAGTTAGATGAGTTTATGGCGGTAAATCTTAAGCAGGTGCTTAAGCATAACTGGCAGGTATTTCCTACTAAGGTAAGAGGTGTAGATTTTGTAGGCTATAGATTTTTCGGAGAGTATACCTTACTCAGAAAATCGACTTGCAAAACATTTAAGCGTAGGATGCTTAGCATCTCCAGTAAAAGAGAAAACAATGTGAGCCCTACTTATAGTGAGTGGTGCTCATTTAATAGCTATGTGGGCTGGCTACAGCATTGTGATAGCTTTAGGCTATACCAGAAATACGTAGAGCCTAATGTAGAGTATATGCACAATTATTACTTAAAGGAGGTAAAAGGTAATGCAGAAATTTGCAAACGTAAGAACTACAGCGGAGAGCGTAAAGCCTCTTGAGATTGATGATTACCATGTATATGTAAATACAGGTATCAAAGAGATCCATGAGGAGGCTAAGGAGGGAGATCTTAGCTCTGGGTTTGATGGGTTTGAAATTGAAACACAGGAGATCTATGAGAAAGATGAGTACATCCAGCTCATGGCAGAGAAAAACAGCTCCTTAGAGGAGCAGGCTACAGATTTACAGTTAGCCTTAGCAGATGTGTATGAGCAGATGTTAGGGTTATCAGCTAACTGAGAGGGAGGAGAAAGATTATGGCACAGGTTTACGCTACTTTGATCCGCAAAGGGTTAAGGACTATTGATAATATACCAAAGGATCTCAGAAAAGCCGTACAAAAAATCTTAGACGGAGATAATGAGTAGTATGTTACTCAATATTATCTTAAAAACAATACTCAGAAAGGAGGTAAAAGCTATGGCAGTAATTTACGCTACCCTTATTGTAAAGGGCAAAAAGACGATCAATGATGTACCGCCAGTAATCAGAGAGCAGGTTAAGCAGATCCTCATTGATCTTGATTTACCAGAGCTTGCAGAGTAAGCCACAGGGGGAGAGCTAAATGCTCTCCCTTTTATTATGGCGGAAAGGAGGATCTTATGGATATGGCTACAGATGCAGATATTAACATCGAGCACAGACTTACTGAGGTAGAACAGCGAGCAAAAAGTAACACTAATCGACTTAATGAGCATGATGAGATACTCAAAAGCAATAGTGAGATGATTGGAGCTATAAAGGAGCTGGCTACTGAGGTTAAGTATATGCGTGGGGATCTGAATGAAACCGTTGAGAGGCTTAACAAGCTGGAGGGTAAGGATGGGGATAAGTGGGATAAATTCAAGTGGCTTATTGTAACAGGGCTTGTAACACTTATCTTAGGATACTTAGCGGTTTCTGTAGGATTAAAGTAAGGAGGGGATCCAATTTATCTCTTTACCTCATTTTGAGGTATCGTAGTAACTATTAACAAACTCACAAGGAGGTACAGTATGAATTTAAAAGTTAGAGTAAAAAATCCTGTATTCTGGGTACAGATTGTACTTAGTATTTTAACTCCTGTGCTTGCGTATGCAGGACTTACAGCACAGGATCTTACCACATGGAGTAAGGTAGGGGAGCTCATTGTAGGAGCTATCTCTAATCCTTATGTACTCTCTTTAGTGGCGGTATCGGTTTGGAACACTCTGAACGATCCGACTACAAAGGGATTAGGCGATAGTGCCAGAGCAAAGAGCTATACAGCTCCACAGTAAATATATTTATCAGACAGACAGGGAGAGCCTTTACAGGGCTCTCCTTTTTAAGTGTTTAGATCGGAGGTATTATTATGACAGAGAAAGAAATCAGATCAAAGGTTGTTGAGATCGCTAGGGGTTGGTTAGGCTGTAAAGAGAGTGACGGATCCCATAAAAAGATTATTGATACTTATAACGCTTGTAAGCCACTCCCTAGAAGTTATGCTGTAAAATATACAGATGCGTGGTGTGCTACTTTTGCATCCGCTGTAGGTATTAAGGCAGGACTTACAGATATTATCCCTAGAGAGTGTAGCTGTAATCAGTTTATCCAGCTTGCTAAGAATATGGGTATCTGGGTAGAGAATGATGCTTATACTCCATCCGCTGGAGATATGATCCTCTATGATTGGGATGATAACGGAGTAGGAGATAATACAGGTAGTGCGGATCATATCGGTATTGTAGTATCTGTATCTGGAGGCGTTATTAAGGTTATCGAGGGTAACAAGAGTAACGCTGTAGGCTATAGAGAGCTTGCTGTAAACGGTAAGTATATCAGAGGCTTTGTTACTCCTAAGTACAGTTCTAAGGCTACTAAAGAGGAGGCTCCTAAGCCATCTGGTAACGGAGGAGGCTCTTACAATATTGGAGATATTGTAAACTTTACAGGATGCCTCCACTATACCAGCTCTACAGCTAGTGGCGTTGCATACGGTTGTAAGGCAGGACAGGCTAAAGTAACTAACAAGGCTGAGGGTGCGGTACATCCGTATCACTTACAGGCTATCTCTGGTAAGGGCTCTACTGTATATGGCTGGGTAAATGCTGGAGATATTTCTGGTAAGACAGGCGGAGGATCCGCTAAGACCTACACAGTAGTTAAGGGAGATACTCTTAGCAAGATCGCTAAAAAGTATGGAACTACTGTAGATACTCTGGTTAAGCTCAACGGTATCAAAAATAAAAACCTTATTAACATCGGACAGGTAATCAAGTTACCTTAA